ATTTACAGTGCAAGTATTGTAATCAGTGGGAAGGTGGAGCTCAGTATGCTTATTCTAAGTTTTTAGGTGAGGAGAAAGCTGACGAGCTTGTAGCATTGTCTAGGACTATTCACAAACTCTCAGACGCTGAATTCGAAGACATCTACTACTATTACAAGGAAAAAGTAGAAGAGATGGAAAAAACTAAGACGTTTCTAGTCAAGTAGTTACAAATTAATTTACATTTTTTTTGATATTTTTTTAAAAAAGGCTTGTGAGTTTAAAAAACTTGCCGTATGTTTGTACCAACAAAACAAAACAACAACACATAAATACACGACACAATGACAACAACAGCACAAAAAATCGCAAACAAATTAGCACAAATAGAAGCAATCCACAACGCAACTAGCTTCGATATGCAGATAGACGCTTGCAACACCATGATAGAGCTCAAAAGAACTTTGATGGGGGAGGCTATAGATATGACTGCTGATGCTTTAGATAAAGGAGAAATCACTTCACAAGAGAATCTCAAGTTAAACAAAATGACTAGAGCTATCATTATGCTAGACGTAAAAGATAAATTCTAATAAACAAAAGACTCCCCAAGTCTTAACATTAACTTAACCTACTTTATTTGGCAAATTAAAAAAGCCGTATTATATTTGCGGTCGTTCTTTGACATAGCAGTTTAGACACTGCGTTCGGAAATAAACAATAAAACAAAACCATTATGGAAAAACTAATCCAACTGGTGACGGAGCTAAAGGCTCCTAAGAATCAGTACAACTCATTCGGTAAGTATAACTACCGCAACATTGAGGACATTATGGAGGCAGTAAAGCCGTTACTTCACAAGTATGGCTTAAAGCTAACATTTGTAGACTACACTAAGACCGTCATGCTGGACGGTGTAGAGAATAGTGTTATCTATTCTACTGCAATTATCAAAGACAGTGACAACATGTTAATTGATAAAGCTACAGGAATCGCTGGAGTCGAGAGACGTAAGGGGATGGACTTAGCTCAAACATTCGGAGCATCTACTAGCTACGCTCGTAAGTATGCCGCTGGTGCTCTATTTAACTTAGATGATACTAAGGACGCAGACAGTATGCCCAAACCCAAAGAAGCTGTTAAGCAATCGCTACAGCCTAACACTGAGGCATTTCTTAAAGCTGTTCAGTTCATCAAAGACGGAGGTTCTATCGAGGACATTCAAAAGAAGTATTCTGTGAGCAAGGATACTCGTAAACTAATCGCTCAAAAACTATCTAAATAAACACTAAACACTAAAAATTATGTTATTATCAGGTTACTTTAACTTAAACAAACTAGACAAAGACGTAGACGTTAACGAGAAAGGATACGCTAACATCACAATCGGAATCAATGAGAAGACAGACGAGTATGGAAACAATGCTTCTATCTGGATGAACCAGACTAAGGAGCAACGTGAAGCAGGAGAGCCTCGAAAGTACATTGGGAACGCTAGAGTAGTATTCATCAATCCTAACGAGAACATCGAAGTAGCTGAGCGCAAGGAGTTTACCTCCAATGCAGCACAGAACCCAGCGTCTAGTGCTCCAGCTCCTAAGGCAGAATCTACTAGCTCAGACCTGCCATTCTAGAGATGAGTTTAACTACTGTACAGGAATTAAGAGGAAAGCTGCTCGACATCAAAGAAGGTCGGGTGGCTCAAGGCTTAGGGTTAGGAATACCAGAGGTTGACGAATACCTAAGGTGGAAGCCTAACTCGTTCGATATAGTAGTTGGTCACGCTAATGTAGGGAAGACTACTGTTATAACATACCTAATGACCGCCTTCGCAATGAAGCACAACCTTAAGTGGTTAGTATTCTCTTCTGAGAACACACCTCAATCAATCGCACGAAAAGTGATAGAGTTCTACAAAGGAAAGAACTTGATGGATATGAGTGACTCTGAAGTGGATAGCGGTCTCGACTGGGTTAACAGGCATTTTCAAATCCTAGACATTACTAAGCTATATACCGCACGCCAGCTACTGGCAGAGGCTAAATCCACAAAGGAGAAGTTCGATTTTGACGGTATGCTTATAGACCCTTATAACTCACTAGTAAAGGACGGAAAATTGATGAGAGAAGTTGGAGCCCATGAGTACGACTATCAGATAGCGTCTGAGATGAGAATGTTCTGTAAAGAGCAAGGAGTCTCAATCTGGTTAAATGCCCATGCGGTTACTGAAGCTCTACGGAAGACTCACCCAAGAGGTCACGAATACGAGGGACAGATTACACCTCCGAGTATGGCTGACGTTGAAGGTGGTGGCAAGTGGGGAAACAGAGCTGACCAAGTTCTAACTATTCACAGGATGAGTGCCCACCCTACTGAGTGGATGTACTCTGAGATACATGTCAAGAAAGTTAAGGAGGTAGAGACTGGAGGGAAACCTACTAGTCTTGATGAGCCTTTGAAGTTCCGAATGAACAAGGGAGCTTCCGGGTTCACCTTTGGCGGCATTGACATACTACATGAAAATTACGATAACTACAAAAAACTATTCCAAGATGAACACAATAATAATAACCCTAACGCTGGTATTGACCCTTCTAACCTTGCCTTACCTAGTGAATGGTAGCGAATTGGCTATCAGTTTTAACAAAGGATTCCTTCTAGGATTTGCGTATAACAAGTTAGAGTGGGAGGACGATAAGGAAGTTGACCATGTATATCAAGTAGCACTCGGCATTGTTATCTTTACTTATACGGTAACAGTTCCAGCAGAATGATAGCCGAGAGCACTTCAAGGGCACTAACACTTATGGCTAAACATCACTCAGAGTACATAGACATGGTTAAGAAGGTCTATAAGTCTGTAGGTGATGCTCAAGCCTATCCTGAGGACTTTGTACAGGAGATGTACATAAAGTTGTCCAGATATGACAACCTATTCGACAAGGTTATAAAGCCAGACGGAACTGTGAGCAAGGGGTACGCTTTCTTCGTTCTACGTTCTTTAGTGATAACACACACTAGAAAGGTTAGAGTTGTTAGACCAGTTAAGGCTGGTAGCTTATCAGATTTGTACGATGTATTCGCTGAGAATATTTCTGACGATGTGGACGAGTTTAGACTAGCCACTGAGAAAATAGAGAATAGAATGTTCAGTATAGTAGAAGAAAATCTAGACTGGTTCGATGCTAAGTTATTTAAGACTTACATGGAGACGGGTAAGAGCTTCAGGACTATGGCTGAGGAGTCTGGACTAGGTGTCCAAACTATATATCATTCTATTAAGAGGTGTAAGCTGTTGATAGCTGACAAATTACACGAGGACTATTTAGATTTAATTAACGGAGATTTACACTTAATATAATGGCTAAACAAGGAGTATATACACACAAGGCTAGAGTTAAGACTAAGCGTAAAGGTGTGCATTCCAAGAATGCCTCTAAGGGGCAGTCAGGATACAAAAAGCCCTACAAGGGGCAAGGTAGAAACTAATACTTTTAATATGGATAAACAAGAACAAATAATCAAATTACATGACGAAGGGTTCTCAGCTGGCAAGATAGCTCAGAAGCTCAAGGTTAAGAAGTCGGTAGTCCAAGACGTTTTAGGTGACAATGCCAAAAGCTCTGGACTTGGAGACACTATTTCTAAGATAACTGAGGCTACTGGTCTAGACGTTGTAGCTGACAAGGTTGCTAAGGTTGTAGGAGCCGACGACTGTGGATGTAAAGCTAGAGCTAAGACTCTGAACAAGTTATTCCCTTACAAGAGAATGAATGACCTGTCTTTGGAGGATTCAGCGTACTTAGATACATTTTTCAGTGAGAATCAAACATCTATTAAGATGGATACTCAAAAGATTTTAGTTGACATCTACAACAGAGTTTTCAATGCTAAGCGTAAGACTACAACTTGCGGACAGTGTGTAGCTTCACTCGTTAGAGACTTGAGAAAAGTTTACGATGCAACGAAGGATTAAGAGGATACACAAGAAGAGTGTAACGGAGCTGAGACGGTTGGCTAAACAAGCCGCCGTCAAGGTGACGTTATTAGACGAAGCGGCAAACAGAGACCAAGCCGCTGTAGACCTAGCCGCTAAAGAGTTGGCTTTGTATGCTTCAGCTATAGAATATAGACTGGCACAAAAAAAGAACAAAAAGTTTGGATATTAAAAAAGTAATTAGTAT